GGATGAGGGGGTCTTAAAAACGCGGGGGCTGCTCGGGGGGAAGGCCCCCTCACGCGTGATTTTCTTTCCGAACCCGTTCGAGGCTAAATACCCCTGTGATTTTTTATCGCTCCTGTCGGAAGTCACGGTTGCATGAGCTTTCTCGCCTCTCTTTCTTTTCCTGATCTGCAACGGTTGAGGGCCGTCGTCCGGCGGACGCGGATGCACTACTACCCGGTCGAGCTTCAGACCGACCACGAGGCCGACCGCATCATCGAGAGCCTTGGGGGAGAGATAATGGAGAAGATGCTGAAGGCGGCGGTAGATCGGAAGCTGAGCTAGCGCGGAGCGAGCGAAGCGAGTGGTTTCCGGGTAACGAGCAAGAGGGGGACCCCATGGAAGCGAGAAAGACCAAGTTGGAGATACAGCGCGAGCGGTTGGGCCTGGATGCGGTAGCGAGCGCAGCGAGTGATGACTTGCCGCTGCCGGCGCCGGCGGGCGCCACGCGGAAGGGCGAGACGCTGAACTGGCCGACCTCGGGACTGACCGAGGCCGAGAAGATCGCCCAGGCGATGGGCAGCGCAGAGGCGCTGGCGGAGGGCGACCAGGAGCTGATGCTGGCAGCCGATGAACAGCCTGGTCTGGTCGAAGCGGCGCGGGCGACCGAAATCCGTATGCCGCCCGAGCTGCAAGGCTCCTTGTGGGAACACCACGCCCGGCAGATCGCCCAACTGACCCACGAAGTGGCGATCGAACGCAGCCAGAAGGCCGAGCTTCAGGCCCGCTACGACCGCCTGAAAGCCGCTTTCGACCGCATGATGGGCGAAGTCCCGCTCGTCACCGACGTCCTCACGGCCAAGGAACTGCTCGAGAAGGAAATGCGCCGCGTCGATGCCCTGGCCGAGAAGGTCGGGCTCGGCGTCACCCGTCACCCGATGTCGGCCATCGCCATGCAGCGGGTCTGGCTCGAGGGCGTCAAAGCCTCCGACAGCAACGACACCATGGCGATCGCCAGCGCGCTCGCGAAACTGCGGGACATCAAGAGCTAGCCGGCGATGTCCGCCGGCCGGCCGGCCAAGGGCAGGATCCTCGCCGCGCCGCTGCCGCCGCGGGACGCCAAGCCCTACGAGCCGCCCGACGCGGTGGCCCGCGACTTCATGTATTCCGACGACCTGGTGCGCGGTATCCGCGGGCCGTTCGGCTCGGGCAAATCGGTCCTCTGCGTCCACGAAATCCTGCGTCGCGCCCAGGAACAGGCGCCGCACGAAACCGCCGACGGCAAGAAGGTCCGCTTCTCGCGCTGGGCGATCGTGCGCAACACTTTCCCCGAACTGAAACTCACCACCGTCAAGACATGGCGGGCGTGGGTGCCCGACAGTCTCGGACAATTCACCCTGTCGGCGCCGTACCAGCATCATCTGTTCTACAAGATGCCCGACGGCACCCATGTCGATTGCGAAGTCATCTTCCTCGCCCTCGACAAGAGCGAGGACACCGCCAAACTTCTCTCGCTCGAGCTCACCGGCGTCTGGGTCAACGAGGCCCGCGAGGTGCCGAAAGACATCATCGACGTGCTGACCGCCCGCATCAATCGCTACCCCTCGCCGGCGCAGGGCGGGCCGACCTGGTCGGGCGTCATCATGGACACCAACTCGCCCGGCGAGGAACATTGGTGGCCGATCATGTCGGGCGACGTCGAGCCGCCCGAGTGGATGACCGAGGAGGAACGCCGGACGCTGGTGCGGCCCGCCAGCTGGTCGTTCTTCACCCAGCCGCCGGCGATGCGCGAGCTGATGGGCGACGACGGCAAAATCCTCGGCTACGAAATGAACCCGGAACGCGCCAACAAGGCGCTGTCGGACAAGTATTACACCGACATGGTGCAGGGAAAGAGCCGGGTCTGGATCAACATCTACATCCTCAACCGCTACGCCACGCTGATTTCGGGCAAGCCGGTCTATTCCGACTGGTCCGACGAGCAACATATCGCGCCGCTGCCGATCGTGCCCAAGATGGGCCTCTCGATCATCCTCGGCGTCGACTACGGACGCACCCCGGCCGCCATTTTCATGCAGAAAGAGAACGAGCAGTACCGGGTTTTCCACGAGTTCCTGCTGAGCGGCGTCTCGACCCAGACTTTTGCCCGCCTGCTCGGCCGCGAAATCCAGCGCCGCGGCTGGCAGGACTGTATGTTCGAGTGCTACGGCGATCCTTCGGGCGACGACATGAAGGAAACCAGCGACGAGGCGCCGGCGCAGATCATGCGGGCGGTCGGCGTGCCGATGAAGAAGGCCTTGACCAACGATCCGCTGATCCGCGTCGAGGCGGTCGCCGCCCTGATGGTCAAAAACACGCCGCACGGCCCCGCTTTGCAGGTTTCTCCGACCTGCCAGGCGCTGATCGCCGGATTTCGTGGCGGCTACAATTTCAAGCCGGTCGGCGGCCTCAAAACCGGCGTCTACGACAGCCGCCCCAACAAAAACCGGCACTCGCACGCCCAGGACGGGCTGCAATACGGCGTCGTCAGCACCGGCGGCTGGCTGCCGCTGATCAAGGGCACCAAACAGTCCCGCGTCGTCACCATCGAGCGCGGCGGCTCGCCGTTCGGACGCCTGCGCAGCGCCCAGCAGGCCAATCGCGGCAGCTTCGGCAGTCCGCGATGATCAAGAACCCCTGGAAAGGCCCCTGGCTGGTCTGCTTCCTGCCCGGCCCGCAACACTGGTTCATGCGCCTCGTCAGCCGGCGCAAGCCGCCGTTCGATCACGTCTGCCTCCTGCGGCCGCTCGGCAACGACAGCTTTCTGTTCATCGAATGGACCCTGATGGGCCTCGCCATCACCACCCTCACCGGCGCCCAGGCCTCTGTCGTGCTGGGCGACGTCGCCGACCACGGCGCGCTGCTGCGCTACGAGGTCAGGCAGCGCCTGCCGCGGCCCAATATCCTGAACGGCTGGCTGCCCTCGACCTGCGTGACCCTGAGCCGCCAGATCCTCGGCCTGCCGCCGTCGTGGCGGATATGGACGCCCTACAGCCTGTGGTGTGAATTGCAGCGCCGCGGCGGACATGCGCTGATGCAGCCACCGGAAAAGCGATTTCCCTAGGGGGACACCATGAGTTTCATTTCATCCATCTTCGGTGGCGGCGGCGCGGCTCCCCACGACGACGGCGGCTCGCGCCAGCTGGCCCAGCAGTTGCAGGCCGATCGCCAGGCTGCCGCAGAGGAGAAGAAGCGCATCGCCGACGACAATGCCGCGACCGCGGCGCGCACCGAGGGCGAGCGCCAGCAGCGCCTGCGTGGCGGCGGCTACGGCGCCTTCGCCTCGAACGGCTACGCCGGCTACGGCGCCAGCAAGACGATGGGCACCAGCGACATTCTCGGCGCCTGAAGATGGCGACGCCCTACAGCCTGTGGTGTGAATTGCAGCGCCGCGGCGGACATGCGCTGATGCAGCCACCGGAAAAGCGATTTCCCTAGGGGGACACCATGAGTTTCCTTGCATCTGCCATTTTATCCGCCTACGGCGGTGGCGGCGGCGCTGCCGCAGAGGAGAAGAAGCGCATCGCCGAAGAGGAGAAGAAGCGCATCGCCGACGACAATACCGCGACCGCGGCGGGCACCGAGGGCGAGCGCCAGCAGCGCCTGCGTGGCGGCGGCTACAGCGCCTTCGCCTCGAACGGCTACGCCGGCTACGGCGCCAGCAGGACGATGGGCACCAGCGACATTCTCGGCGCCTGAAGATGGCAAAGCGCACCGTCCCCCTTGAGCGGAGCCAGACCGGAGCCACACCGGAGCCGCCCCTGCGCAAGACCGGGCAGGGCCCCGACCGGCCGCAGGAAAAAGGCTCGACCGTCGTGGCCTTGCCCAAGCGCGACAGCACGATTTCCGCCGACACCTACAAGACGTGGGAAACCGGCAAAAAGGAAGCCAAGCGCAAGCGCGATCCGTGGGTCAAGGTCTGGCAGGAGGTCTACGACTACTGCCTGCCCAACCGCGAAGGCTTCTACGACGTGCCGCCGGGTGCCAACCGCACCGACATGATCTACGACGAAACGGCGGTGCAGGCTCTGCCGCGTCTCGCCTCGCGCCTGACCTCGGGCTACTTCCCCGAGTACGGCGAAATCTTCTCGCTGGCGCCCGGCCAGGACGCACCCGACTATCTCAAGGGACCGGAAGGGCAGGCCAAGTTCGACGAGCTGACCATGCTCATCCATCAATGCTGGCAGAACAGCAATTTCTTCTCGGAAGTCTCGGAGGGCCTGGTCGACTTCGCCATCGGCACGATGAATATGTGCCAGGAGGAAGGCCCCTTCCCGATGGACTTGAGCTTCAAGGCGGTGCCGCCGACCCATCTGGCGATCCTGCCGGGCGCCGGCTCGAGCGTGCGCGGCTGGTTCCAGTGGCGCAAGACGACGTTGGAGGACCTTCGCCTCGAACAGCCCAAGGCCGAGTTCACCGAGCGCATGACCGCCGACCTCAAGCGCGAGCCGCGCCGCGAGATCACGGTCGATTACGCGACGTGGGAAACCTCGACGCCGGGGCATCCCAGCTGGAAGCATGTGGTGATCGTCGAGGCCTACAAGGCGGCGATCATCGAGCGCAAGCTGGAAGGCGAGGGCGCCTGCCCGTGGACGACGACGCGCTGGGCCAAGACCGGCTTCGACGTGTGGGGCCGCGGCAATGTGCTGAACACCATGCCGGCGATCAAGACCTGCAACCTCACCGTCCAGATGATCCTCGAGAACGCCGAGCTGGCGCTGGGCGGCGTCTGGACCTACGACGACGACGGCGTGTTCAACCCCGACAACATCGTGCTGCGCCCCGGCACCTTCATCCCCAAGGGCATCGGCTCCAAGGTCGAGGCCATGGTGTCGCCGGCCCGCTTCGATGTCGCCCAGCTGGTCCTGCAAGACATGCGGATGAACATCAAGAAGGGCCTGTTCGTCGACGAGATGGACACCCCGGGCAAGACGCCGCGCTCGGCCTATGAAATCCAGTCGCGGCTGGCCGAAGTCGCCCGCGACCTCAGCGCGCCGGGCGGCCGCGTTGTGCGCGAATGTCTGGTGCCCAACATCAACCGGACGATCTACATCCTCGACAAGCAGGGCGTGCTGGAAAGCCTCGGGCTGCGGGTCGACGGCAAGCGCGTCAAGTTCCGCGTCAAGTCGCCGTTCCTGCGCGGGCAGGATCAGATCGAACTGACCGAGCTTCTGACCGGCAGCCAGCAGATCGACGCCATCTTCGGGCCCGGCACCGGCGCCATGACCTTCAAGATGGAGCCGACCGTGGCCTTCATCACCGAGAAGAACGGTATCTCGCCGCGCCTGCTCAACAGCAAGGCCGACGTCCAGGCGATGATGAACAAGGGCGCCGCCGACGCGGCGGCAGGTGGTGCCATCGGCGGCGAGAACGGGATGGACCCGGCGGCGCTCGCCGGCGTCATGCAGGGCGGTGGTGGATGAGAGAGCCCCGCCGATCGGTCGTGACGGCCCCGTCCCCCGAGGCCGCGACCGAAGCAACGTCGTTCGATGGACGCCGCTACCGGCCCGAGACGGAAAGAGAATTGAACCGCCTGGCTTTCCTTTGCTTCGGCGACGACAACGGCAAACGCTTCATGGCCTATCTCAAGTCGATCACCCTCAACACGGCGTTCGATGGCAACATTTCCAACGAGGCCCTGCGTCACATGGAAGGCCAGCGCTGGCTGGTCGGCATGATCGTCCAGCGCGCCGCCAAGGGAGCCGAGCAATGAAAACCATCGGAGACGGGCACGCCAACGTGATCCCGAAGGCCGCCAAGGATCATGTCGTCCGCAC